AATAAAAATTTTGTTCGAATATTTCCGTATTTATTCAATAATAATCGCGTATATTGTAAATCACATATTTCTTTCAAAAGTTTGTTAACGGTTGAACATTTTATTAAACTGCATCGATTCAAATGATTAAATATTTGATACACAATATCCCTCTCATTCATTTTGTTATTAATGTTGCTAAATGTTGAACCCATTATATGATAATAAATTCAATTTTTTTCGCACAACCCTGCAATTAATAAGCTGTTCTATTGGTTTTGATAATTCGATTATTTGTCCATTCAAAGAGATTTGTAAAGATTTCTATTGATGAGACTTCGAACGTGCCAATATTGGTCCATTTAATGTGATGTCAAGAGATTTGCGAAGATTTCTATTGATGGGACTTCGAATGTGCAAATATTAGTTCATTCAAAGTAATGTCAAGAGATTTGCGAAGATTTATATTGATGAGATTTTGAACGTACCAATATTGATCTATTCAATGCGATGTCAAGAGATTTATGAAGATTTTCATGACAAAACTTTGAATATGCCATATTGATCTATTTAATGTGACGTCAAGAGATTTGTAAAGATTTCTATCGGCGAGACTTTGAACGTGCAAATATTGATCCATTCAAAGTGATGTCAAGAGACTGTGAAGATTTCCATCGATAAGATTTTGAATATGCCATATTGATCTATTTAATGTGACGTCAAGAGATTTGTAAAGATTTCTATCGGTGAGACTTTGAACGTACAAATATTGATCTATTAAAAGTGATGTCGAGAGATTGTGAAGATTTTCATCGATAAGATTTTGAACATGCCAATATTGGTCTATTCAAAGTGATGTGAAAATTTTCATCGATGAGACTTTGAATGCGCTAATATTAGTCTATTCAAAGTAATGTTGAGAGATTTGTAAAGATTTCTATCGGCGAGACTTTGAACGTGCCAAGATTGATCTATTCAAAGTGATGTCAAGGGATTTGCCAAGATTTCCGTTAACAAAACTTTGAATGTACTAATATTTGTTAAATCAATGTGGTGTCAAGAGATTTGTATTGATTTCCACCGATAATACTTGAACGTGCCAATATTGGTCTATCAAATGCGATGCCAAGAGATTTGTATTGATAAGACTTTAAACATGTCAATATTGATCCATTCAGTATGATGTCAAGAGATACGCAGAGATTTACGTTGACAAGACTTGAACATACCAATGTTGATCTATTCAATGTGATGTCAAGAGATTTATTGAAATTTGCATCGACAAGACTTGAACGTGTCAATATTGGTCTATTCAATGTGATGTCAAGAGATTTGTAAAGATTTCTATCGGCGAGATTTTGAACGTGCAAATATCAGTACATAGATTTATAAAGATTTTCGTTGGCAAGACTTTAAACATGCAAATATTACCCCATTCAAAGTGATGCCAAGAATTTGAAGATTTTCATTGACAAGACTTTGAACGTGCAAATATTAGTCCATTCAATGTAATGTCAAGAGATTTATTGAAATTTGCATTGATAAGACCTTGAACGCACAAATATTAGTCCGTTCAATGCGATGCCAAATGGTTCGCATCGACAAGACTTTGAATGTGCCAATATTTGTCCGCTCAATGTGATGTCAAGAGATTTGTAAAGATTTGCGTTGGCAAGACTTTGAACGCCCAAATATTAGTCCGTTCAATGTAATGTCAAGACTTTGAATATGCCAACATTGCTCTATTCAATATGATGTCAAAAGGTTCGCATCGACAAGACTTTAAATGTGTCAATATTAGTCCATTAAATGTGATGTCAATAGATCTGTTGAAATTTGCATCGACAAGACTTTGAACGTGCAAATATTGATCCATTCAATGTGATGTCAAGAGATTTGCATTGACGAGACTTCGAACGTGCAAATATTGATCCATTCAATGTGATGTCAAGAGATCTGTTGGGATTTGCATCGGCGAGACTTTGAACGTGCAAATATTAGTCCATTAAATATGATGTCAATAGATCTGTTGAAATTTGCATCGACAAGACATTGAACGTGCAAATATTGATCTATTCAATGTGATGTCAAGAGATTCGCATTGACGAGACTTCGAATGTGCCAATATTGGTCCATTAAAGTGATGTCAAGAGATCTGTTGAAATTTGCATCGACAAGACTTTGAACGTGCAAATATTGACCCATTCAATGCGATGTCAAGAGATCTGTTGAAATTTGCATCGACAAGACTTTGAACGTACAATATTGATCCATTCAATGTGATGTAAAGAGATCTGTCGAAATTTGCGTTGACAAAAACTTTGAACCTGCCAATATTGGTCTATTCGATGTGATGTCGAGAGATATGTCGAAATTTGCATCGATGAGACTTTGAACGTGCCAATATTGATCCGTTCAATGTGATGATGTCATGAAATTTGCATCGACAAGACTTTGAATGTGCAAATATTGATCCATTCAATGTGATGTCAACAGATCTGTTGAAATTTGCACCGACAAGACTTTGAACGTGCAAATATTGGTCCATTCAACGTGATATCAAGAGATTTGCATTGACGAGACTTTCAACACTCAAATATTGGTCCATTCAATGTAATGTCAAGAAATTTGCATCGACGAGACTTTGAACGCTTCAATATTAGTCCATTCAATGTGATGTCAAGAGATTTACATTGACGAGATTTTGAATGTGCAAATATTAATCCATTTAATGTGGTGTCGAGAAGTCTGTTGAAATTTGCATCGACGAGACTTTGAATGTGCTAATATTGGTCCGTCCAATGTGATGTAAAGAGATTTGTTGAAATTTGCATCGACGAGACTTTGAATGTGCCAATATTGGTCCGTTCAATGTAATGTCAAGAGATTTGTTAAGATTTCTCTTGACGCGACTTTGAACGTACAAATATTGATCTATTCAACGTGATGTCAAGAGATTTGTTGAAATTTGCATCGACGAGACTTTGAGAGTGCAAATGTCAGTCCATCTAAAGTAATGTCAAAAGATTTGCAAAGGTTTCATTTACAAGATTTTGAACGTACCAATATTGGTCTATTCAAAGTGATGTCAAGAGATTTGTTGAAATTTGCATTAACGAGACTTTGAACGTCTAATATTGGTCTATTCAACGTGATGTCAATAGATATGTGGAGATTTGCATTGACGAGGCTTTGAGCGCGCAAATGTTGGTCCATTCAATGTCGGGGATTTGCGTTGGCGAGACTTTGAACACGCAAGTGTTGGTCCATTAAAGTGTTATCAAGATTTGCGAAAATTTTCATCGATAAAACTTATTCAAAGTAACATCAAACAAATTTCATTCAACATCGCTATTTAAAATTTGTCTGTATATATTAACAAAGATGAACTGCGAAATAAATGATGCAAAACTAGATAGTTACATTTCTATCATCAAAGACAGTGAAAAAACAACTGAAAAAGTGAGTGCATATAAAAAAGCAAACCGAAGATTACATACTTTGCAAGATGAACATAATGAATTATGCAACATGCTTAAGAAACCAAAGAAGACAAAGACACAAAATGAGATGAATATTGACGAGATACTTGAAGGATTAATTGACATTGATGCAAAGATGAACAATGACAGCGATTGCATGAAAGAATTAATTGAAAAATATGTGCAATACAAACTCTTGCTAGATAAATTAGAAGTTGAAACCAATAATGTTCGAAATGATATAATGAAGGTTGAAGAAAAGAGCAAGAAGATCACCGTGCAAAAGATGAGCATTGATGATATATTTTGATAAAAAATATAATTAAAATGCTATCATTATGCGCAGATATACATTTGATTATAGGTAAGAATCTCAATGATAAAGATAAGATAGCGATGTTCGATGCGTCGGTGGCACATTTGATTTCTGACAACAGATTTAATCAATCCCTCCATATGTTATACATTTAACAGTTGGTAAAAGATTTAATACTATTCCTTCAAGCGTAACTCAACGATAAATGTGGAAAAAAATAATAAAATATGATTCATATTTTATTATTATTCGGTCTATCTAAAGTAACGTCGAGAGATTTGCATTCGACAAGACTTCGAATGTGCCAATATTGATCTATTGAAAGTGATGACGTGAGATTTGCGTTAACAAGACTTCAAACGTGCAAATTTTGATCTATTCAAAGTGGCAACGAGAGATTTGCGTTGACAAGACTTTGAACGCGCCAATATTGGTTCATCCAAAGCGATGACAAGAGATTTGCGTTGACAGGACTTTAAACGTGCCAATATTGGTTCATTCAAAGTGATGACAAGAGATTTGTGTTGACAAGACTTCGAATGTGCCAATATTGATCTATTCAAAGTGACGACCAGAGATTTGCGTTGACAAGACTTTAAACGTGCCAATGTTGGTCCATTCAAAGTGATGACAAGAGATTTGCGTTGACAAGACTTTAAACGTGCCAATGTTGATCCATTCAAGTGACGACGAGAGATTTGCGTTGACAAGACTTCGAACGTGCCAATATTGGTCCATTCAAAGTGATGACAAGAGATTTGCGTTGACAAGACTTTAAACGTGCCAATGTTGATCCATTCAAAGTGATGACAAGACTTCGAACGTGCCAATATTGGTCCATTCAAAGTGACGACAAAAGATTTGCGTCGACAAGACTTTGAACGTGCCAATATCGATCTGTTCAAAGTGATGACGAGAGATTTGCACCGACAAGACATTGAATATGCCAATATTGGTCCATTCAAAGTGACGACAAAAGATTTGCATCGACAAGACTTCGAACATGCCAATATTGGTTCATCCAATGTGACGACAAAAGATTTGCATTGACAAGACTTTGAGTATGCTAATATTGGTTCACCCAACTCGATATCGGGAGATTCGCATTGATTTTGAACGCGTCAATGTGACGTTAAGAGATTTATTGAGATTTTGAATGTGCCAATATCGATTCGTTCAAAATAAATGACTGCTAGTGAAAGTCGAAGAAGCCGATAAAATTGAAAAAAGAAAGATTAGCGCATACATAATCTAATACAGTACAATACCATGCTCTCATTGTGCACTGACATATATTTGATAATAAGCAAAGACTTTAGCGATAAAGAGAAGATCGCTATTTCTATGATTTCGAAAAAAATGGACCAATTAAAATATATTTTTACTTATGCTGACGAGGCATGCTTTGATAAAATTAAAACCTTGCCATTCTTTGATAATTTTATGTATGTTGCATTAAACGCAAATTATCAGCGTGAAGCCAAAATATTACCACTAAAATGTAAATATGTTCACGTTGCGGTGTATGATCATATTCCGGTGTTCCAAACTACTACAGGTAAAGATGTAGAAATCAAACATATTACGCTTGCAGCCGTTGTTAACGAAACAAATCCAGTAATTGATGGAAATAAAACATCATGGACGATTCCTTTAACAGTTACGCATTTAACGTTTAACGATGAATACAATTGGGGCGTGATTAGTATCCCTCAAAATGTTACTCATTTGGAATTTGGAAAAAAATTCGATCAATTTATTCAATTGAATGTGTTAAGATCAGTTAAATATTTAAAATTTGGAAAACGTTTCAATAGACCAATATTCTTTATTAATCTAAACCTGACGCATTTAATATTTGGGGAATATTTTAATCATTGTCTCTTTGCATCTCTTCCTACATCCATCACACATTTGATATTTGGAAGAGACTTTGATAAGCCAATTCAATTTTCACATCTTATGAATATGAAATATCTGAACTTGGGAATACGCTTTAACAAGTCAATTGAGAAATCTCTCCCAGCATCTCTTTCTCATCTAATTTTGAGCAGTGACTTTAATCAATCGATCAAGGAAGCCCTTCCAGATTCAATTACCCATATAGAGTTTGGAACACGTTTCAACAAACAACTCAAAAATTATCTTTCTAAATCGGTCACACACTTAAAATTTGGCGACGTATTCAATCAACCTGTCGATGGATCAATTCCGCAATCAGTGACCCATCTCATTTTTGGTAACCGATTTAATCAGTCGCTAGATCATTTGCCATCGTCCGTTACACATCTGACTGTTGGTAGAAGGTTCAAAAAAAATATTCCGCCGACTGTAATACATTTGGTTAGGATTAATAAAAAAAAGAAATGATAATATATGAATCATATATTATCATTAAAATGCCAAATGCGTAGAATTATCGAAACATTGCGATCTATTTTAATAGCGCACATTTTATGTAATCAACTCTTCAACAAATCTAATTCTTGGCAGTGACTTTGCGTGTGTCTTCAATGATCTACCGAATTGACGCGCAAATCTTGGCAGCAAAATTACATGTAATTTCGATGATCCATTGAATTTGTATGCAAATCTCCAGCCAATAACAAATCTTGCCAGTAACTTTGCGTGTTGAATTAGCATGCAAATCTTGGCAGTGACTTTGCACGCAACTTCAATGATCTATTGAATCGACATGCAAATCTCCAGCGAATTACAAATCTTGGCAGTGACTTTGCATGTGACTTCAACGATCTATTGAATTAGCATGCAAATCTCCAGCGAATTACAAATCTTGGCAGTGACTTTGCATGTGACTTCAACGATCTATTGAATTAGCATGCAAATCTCCAGCGAATTACAAATCTTGGCAGTGACTTTGCATGTGACTTCAACGATCTATTGAATTAGCGCGCAAATCTCCAGCCAATTACAATCTTGGCAATGACTTTGCATGTAACTTCGATGATCTATTGAATTGACATGCAAATCTCCTGCTAATTGCAATCTTGGCAGTGACTTTACATATGACTTCAATGATCTATTGAATTAGCGTGCAAATCTCCAGCCAATTGCAATCTTGGCAATGACTTTGCACGTAACTTCAATGATCTATTGAATTAGCACGCAAATCTCCAGCCAATCGCAAATCTTGGCAGTAACTTTGCATGTGTCTTCAATGATCCATCGAATTGGCATGCAAATCTCCAGCCAATTACAAATCTTGGCAGCAACTTTGCATGCGACTTCAATGATCTATTGAATTGATATGCAAATCTCTAGCCAATTACAAATCTTGGCAGCAACTTTGCATGCGACTTCAATGATCTATTGAATTGACATGCAAATCTCTAGCCAATTACAAATCTTGGCAGCAACTTTGCATGCGACTTCAATGATCTATTGAATTGACATGCAAATCTCTAGCCAATTACAAATCTTGGCAGTGACTTTGCATGCGACTTCAATGATCTATTGAATTGACATGCAAATCTCTAGCCAATTACAAACTTTGGCAGTGACTTTGCATGCGACTTCAATGATCTATTGAATTGACATGCAAATCTCTAGCCAATTACAAACTTTGGCAGTGACTTTGCATGTATCTTCAACAATCTATTGAATTTATATACAAATTTTGGCAGCAACTTTGCGTGTGACTTTAATGATCTATTGACATGTAAATCTCTAGCCAATCATAAATATTTGCATGTATCTTCAATGGCCATTGAATTTGTATACAAATCCCAGCAACTTTGCACGAACTTTTCTCAATGATCTATTGGACATGTTGCACAATCGTATCAATAAAATTGATCTAAAATAACCACGATATTAATATATGTTACCATACATTATCAAATGACATCCTCGGTCAGTTCATTTTTGGATGATATATATAAACAATCCAAGCAATTAGAAGATGCCCCTGAACCGCCCAAAATATATTCCAAAAAAGTGCTATCAAATAGAACCAATAGCAAAATATTAGCTTACCAAAAAAAGCATATCATCAACATGATCTCAATGATATTAGAAAATGGAATAGCGCTTGATAGTTCAGATACAGGAACTGGCAAAACATATATCGCAATCGCTATTTGCATTGAATTAGGCAAGCGTCCGATCATTGTTTGTCCTAAAACGTTAATTTATAATTGGTTATCTGTTTGCGAATATTTTGACCTCAAACCATATGAAATAGTTAACTACGAGACTATACGTACAGGAAAATCATACACAGATTCAAGGTTTGTTAATAGAATGGATTCGCCATTTGTCAAGTTAGAAGGTTATGATCCTGATAGAATCAAAAAAAATATATATGAATGGACAGTACCCGATGATGCGATGGTTATTTTTGACGAGGCTCATCGTTGCAAATCCGTTAACTCAGACAACGGAAAATTATTAATATCAGTAAAACAATTGATGGATGTTAAAATACCAATTTTATTAGTTAGTGCAACGATATATGAAAAGACTCTAGATATGAAAATTCCAAGCTATTTATTTGGTAAAATAAGTGACACAAGGAAATACAATTACTATGTTAAAAATCTTACACATCGATATCCAAATTTGAGTGTTCGTAAGCGAGATTATGCCGAGAAGACGTCATATGAAACGGCGAAAAGTAACGCTAATTCAATGATGATACGTGAAGAGATTAAGAGATTTACGGGTCGAATTAGGATTAAAGAATTGGGTGATAAATTTCCGCAGAATCAAGTTTATGGCCAGAGTTTTATCGCGGATAGTCCGGAAAAGATTTCGCAACTTTTTCACGAAATAAAACAACATATGGAAGAACTTAGAAGCAAACAAAAAACGAGCCGTAATTCGCTTGCAAGGATACAAAAATTACGTCAAGAAATTGAGATGCGCAAAAGCCCAATATTCATTGAACAAGCCAATTTGCTGTTAGATGATGGTAAATCGGTGATTATTTTTGTAAATTATATTAAGACTCTCGAATTTTTGCAAGCTAAATTGAATATTAAGTGCGTAATAAGAGGCGGTCAAGGGCCCGAAAGAATGACCCACATTGAAAAATTTCAATCGAATGAGGAGAGAATAATTATATGTCAAGTTAAAAGCGGTGGTACTGGTGTGAATCTTAACGATTTCTCGGCCCTTGGAAGTTACCCTCGTGCAGTATTGATAAACTACCCGGATTCAGCCAGTGATTTGATACAAGCTTTGGGAAGAGCTTATCGATCGGGAACGACATCGCCAGTGTTACAGAAGATCATTTTTGTCGCCAATGTTGACTATGAAAAGAAGATAATGGAGAATATTAATAAGAAATTGTCAAATATTTCGGGGATCAATGATGGCGATTTAAATGTTTTTAAATACCAAATAAAGAAGGTAGAAAAATCATAATATCAATTAATCAAATTATTTGATATTATTTTTTCCAACTTCCTTTCTTGAACATATGTCGAATGAACGATATTAACGTTTTGAGAAAATATGGATTTTTTAATAACATTTTTTGGAACTGCTGCGTTTGCGAATGATCGATTTTGTTATTATCAAATATGGTGCGATAATATTCGTTGTTAATTATGTCATCAATAAATTCAATTGCGCATAGGACAGATTCATCCGCGAGATCTTCTCGCTGTTTGTATATCGATCCAATTTTAGTGTACGGATATGTATATTTATTACCAATGTATATATTGACCGGAATATCATATTTTTTTATACAATCCAACAAGTTCATTTCCCAATTATTTTTATTACCCCATACATCTTCTTGGAATATTCTTATCACAGAATAACCATGAAAATTTGCTTGTTTCATTTTATAAATATCTCTTTTTTGTGTTTCAACTGGATTACCCCAGTTTTTAACTTGAACAAAATGTTGACGACCATCAATCTCTATGAAAAGTTTGAATTTTTCGATCAAAAAATCAAATGGTAAATATTTTATATTTTTGCACCAACTAAACGTTGGTTGTGTCCTAACATCGTACGTAAACTTTTGTTTCAAAAATTGTTTCAATTTTGTTTCAGTTTTATTAATCGTACACTTACACCATTTCCCGTTGGAAACATGGTATGGAGCTGCTATATATATTTGATTACAATTGGGACAATCAAATTTATATTTAATATTAGAATTTTTAAAAACCTGGGACGGTAGTTTATCATTTTCGTCCGACCAATATTTTGATTTATCATGCATTATAAAAGTTTTTTCTATACATGTTTCACATTTTAAATCGTCACATAAAGATTGATTTGCACAATAGGGACAAAAATGATTTTGTAATGTAACACAAATTATTGATATTATAGGAGAGTGACCACATTTATCACAATTGAATATATATTTTTCATGCGTATATTTCAAAATTTGTCTCGGATTGAGCAAATTTTTACTAGACCAGTGTTCGGACATTGGATGACATGCAAAACTCTTAAGTTTACATATCTCACACGATTCATCAGCACATAACTTTTTATTTGCACAAAAAGGACACCACCAACCGTGCGCTATGTTATCGGGCGATGTTTCAAAACTATGAGAACATTTATCGCAATTGAATATATATTTTATTCCAGATCGTATGCTTACATTTCTAGCAGAAACTGTATTTTGCGACGACCAACATTTTATTTTCGAACTAGATAGAAAACTCTTCTTCGCACAAGATTCGCAAAGATCGTTGTCACATAGTTTACGTCCGTTACAATAAGGGCACGTTTGATTTTTCATCAAACTATAAGGGGATCTTACGACACTATGTTTACATTTATTACAATTAAATAGGTAATTTTCTTTTGACCATTTTGAAATATCTCCAACACCTACAACGTTTTTATTTGACCAACTCAGTGCGATTGATCGTTCATTTAACAATACTTCTTCAAAAAACGATGCGAGCGATTTCTCATGAGATATTTTTGACATATTTTGACTTTATTATTTACCACACAGATATTTTTTATATTCACGATTGCATTGATATCTAACACGTTTAATGATAATCGAGAGAGTATCAATAAAAAAATTTTATAACGTTTTGTTAACAATGACGAACCGTTTAAAATATTAGTAATTGTTTTCAAAAAGTTAAATAATATCAACTAATTAAATAATTTGATATGGATCAATTAAATAATATCAAATATTTTGATTAGTTGATATTATTTTTTCATATGCTCTTTACAAAACAGTTCAATCCCATTTGCAGCACGTTCGTTACATTTATAAATCTTGCCATCCTTAAACAACAAAATAGTCGGAAAGCCTGAAACGCCGACAGATTTTGCAAGGTTTTGCTTAATTGGATCGTTACCAACATCTAAATCTACAATCTGTAAACCAGGAATAGTAGAACTCTTTTCGAATTCTTTCCAGGCTGGAGTTGACTCACGTGAATAACCGCACCAAGAAGCGAAAAAACGAACCAGTGTCGGCTTTTTAACATCGTACATTGACTCCTTAATTCCCTTCAATCCTTTATCATATTCCTCCACCAACCCATTTGCCTCATCAGTCTCTAAATTATTAATCTGATCGGTCAACGTTGGTTCATGATGCACAACCTCATTTTGACGCATCAAATCTTTCAAATTACGCAAATATTCATCCACTAAATTATTTCCTTCTTCTGTTTGAACTGCATTAACTTGTCCCGACAATGTTTCGTCATCTTGCGTAAAAATAGGTTCAAATCCTCCAGCTTGTGTCACTTTCTTTTCACCAATAACACTTAGTTCGTTGTCACTTGTAGCACTGTTAACTTCACGTAATTCGTTCATAAATTGCGTACTTGATGGCGAATCAAATGGCAAACCGTTTTTTTTGATAGGGGCTCCTTGAGTTTCGGTTGGCATATTCAATGATAGTTCATACAAATCACCTTTTGGACGCAACGTATATTTCTTAGAACCTTCTTGTGGTACGAAAATTTCTTCAGAAGTTTCCTCAGATCCATTTGCACGTAATTTTTTCTCGCATTTACGGATACATAATTCCATGTAGCTGATGAGACAGTTATTTTTGCTGATCAACTTGTAATCTTTTTGGAAATCATTGATGCGTTCAATTTCATGTTTCAATACAAATGATTTAGTTTTACCATGTAATTCTCTGATCTTGTCAAGATAATTTTTCTTTTCATCCAAATTACCACTATGATCAAATTGATCTTTGAGTTGAGCAATCTCGTTAACATATTGTTTTATTTGTTCATGCACATTTAAATCCGACTGACTCATTGGAAATTTATATTAATTGTTAAGATTTTTATTCTACAATTGTCATTTATAGTTTTTATTATTCGTATATTATATGTTATGGATAACGAATCCCGCAAAGATTTATGTACGAACATGTCTAACGATATGATAAATATCTTGTCGTATGATTTTAATCTCGAGTTTTTCTTAACCAAAATCTACAATTTCAAAACATTCGACGATGTCATCATCTTCTCCCTCGATAACGAATATATCTACAACCCATTAACGATCAAGCGAATTCATAATTGTGCATGGCGATATTTTGGAACAAACAAAGATAACATCACAACATCGGTCTTGAATTATTACTACAACTTAGCGATCAAACTATGGATGAATGATTATATGGATTTGATTTCTAAAAAATATGCGTTCAATCTATCCGTCGATAGTGATGTCCTGCAAATCGATCGATTAACTGATAAAGATCGAGGAGATCAGAATGATAAGAAGATTCAAGAGATAATAAATGTCAATCTTCTGAGTTATGATTTTTTTACGTCTGTCATTAATATGTACCTTGACAAATATGCTGGCATGATGGAAGATATCAAGACACATTACAAAAAAATCAAAAATTTTATGTATCAACAACTGATAAAATCTATTGAAAACAAAATAAATTAAATCTCCTTAAATAATATAGTTTAGATAATGTCGTCGTTTATAATTAAATCAAGAGCAGATTTAGATGATTTAAATTGGATTGTTAGGAATCCGATCACTAAATCGATCGATGTTCCAATCCTTTTATTTAACCCAGCATTTACTAATCCATTTTACAGCGAAGTCGATTTATTAAACGATGATCGCATGTATCAGGCCAGAGTTATTGATCATTTTTATACTCGCTTGACTGAAAAGTGGTTGTACAAGAAACCTATTTACAGAAAGTTATTGAAATATTTCCAAGTCAAAAAATCTGGCGATGAAGGAAAAGTTCAATTGATATCAGATCCAGATAATGTTTCAAAATCAAATATTTCATCGGAAGATAGCAAATATGTCTTCAAATACATCGAAAAATATTTCGTTAGCCGTAGATTTGTAGAAAAAGTTTTGCGGGAATATGTTGCTACTACACGCATCAAATGGTATGATTTATTCAATAATAGTGATACACTTGTCGATTTATTAGCCCATAAGCTCAAAAAACTAATCATCTCGACAATCTATGAAGCTCAAAAATAGGTATAGCTAACATTAATTTTAAAAAAAGTTAATGTTAACTTAAAAATTAAATATCAAAGATTATTAAATGGCTTTCGTAACCACTTGTTTGAAACATCAAAAAAATTATACCAAAATATATGGTGATAAAACAATCGTTTTCATTCAGAAAGGGACTTTTTATGAAGCTTACAGTACAACAACTGAAGGATTTGATTTAGAAAAGATCTCAGAAATATTGAAAACAGAATTGACGCGGGCCGATAAAAACACTGATAAACCACCAGATATCAAGAATCCCAATATGCTAGGATTTCCCGTTGTCAAAGCAGCAAAGAATTTAAAATATCTAACCCAAGAAGGCTACATCGTCGTATTGTTCGATGAAGTTAGAGGCGAAAAAGAAAGAGTATTATCAGGAATATATTCTATTGGAACATTTATATCTGATAGTGCAAACAACAATGCTAATTATGTAATATCAGCATATATTGTAGAAGAAGCGCAACTTAAAACCACGGATACTTTGTTAGCGATTGGATTAACAATTTTAGACAACGTCACTGGCAAAAATAGTGTCCATGAATTCTACAGCAAACCTAACGATCAAAAATTTGGTTTAGATGAATTGTCCAGAATCTTCAAAATTTTCAAACCAACAGAATGTATCGTTTACTACCAACCCATAACGATCGATAAAAATAAAATAGCATCAATAAAATCCTATTTAGAACTTGATTCTATCCCTAAATATGAATTTTGCATTTATCATGATAATAAAGATACAAGTAAGTTGTCATTATTATCAGAAAAGATGTTCAAAGTGAATTATCAAAATACATATTTTTCTAAGATTTATCATATGAATTTACAAATGAATCTTAGTAACAAAAAATCACCGATTGAGATTCTAAATTTGGAAAGGTATTCTTATGTCATAATATCATTGATTATTATGTTGCGATTTTTGTCTAAACGCAACATTAATTTATTAACAAATATTAGTGCTCCAAATATCTACATTTATGATGAACATTTGATATTGGGTAATGATGCGGTGGGACAATTAAATGTTATTGATTCTAATAATTTGGAATCGTACAACAAAAAAATAGAGTCATTGTATGATGTTGTGAACAAAACATCGACGCCTATGGGTAAGAGACTATTGAAATCTAATTTAACAAATCCCTACTCGCAAAAAAACAAGAAGAAGATCAATGAGAAATATACGATGATTAATGAGTTGTTGAAAAAAAAGTTTTATGAAAAAGTTGCTGATGAATTGAAGAACATTAATGACATGGAACGAATGCATCGTAAAATGGCAAATGGAACCATCTCGCCCGGAGAATTCTATCGATTAAACAAGTATTACAATTCAGTCGTTAAGATTGCCGAATTAGTATCTACAAAACCAACCATTGCTAGCCTTATTTCAGATGAAACTGTTGAAAAATTTAACAAATATCGGAAGAAATATAGTAAAGATTACATCTTAGACGATTTCCCAAAATATGGAAATAATCATTACATCGATGCTAAAAAATCATTTTTCGCACCAGGAGTATATGCTGAAATAGATGGTATTCAATCAAAGATAAAATGCGGCGCTGTTTTGGTGGATAAAATTGCATCGATCTTTACTGATTGGGTTAATTCACAGCGAAAACCATCCGCATTTACCAAAAAAATAGTTAGTATTAAAAAAGCAGAAGATAAATCATCATACTTCACCGTCACGCGAATTAATGGTGAGATCATCAAACGTCACATTAACAAGAAAAAGTTAAAGATAGAAGTAGATGGTGAAACTATTGTCATTAATGCATCTGATGTCGAATATAAATATTTGAAAACAACTACTAAGATTTCTATTTCTACTATTGTCGATCATACTAGAGGATTACAGACGCAATATGATAGAATGACCGAAATATTAAAAGCAACATTTAGAGATTCGGTTATGGATTATTACGTTAAAAATGAAAGTACGTTAAGAGATGTGACAAATTTTATAGCAGAATTAGATTTTGTAGTATCTGGTGCTGCAGTTGCTGATAAGTACTATTATTGTCGACCAACGATTGTCGATTTAGAGAATCCACAGCCAAGTTACATCGACGCGCAACAGCTACGTCATCCAATTATAGAGAGATTGTGTGAAGAGACAGAGTATATACCAAATGATATTGAACTTGGTGCGAGAGATAATAAAAATGGTATGCTTATTTATGCAATCAATTTCGCTGGCAAGAGCTCAACAATGAAGTCAGTCGGCCTAGCAGTAATTCTTGCACAAATAGGATACTATGTCCCTGCAAAATCGTTTACATATGAACCTTACATGGCAATCTATGCAAGAATTAATGCCAATGATAATATGCTGAAAGGACTATCCAGTTTTGTCTTAGAAATGACAGAGATCGATTCTATCTTGAAACGAGTCCAGAATAATGGCGAGAATACTCTTGTAATCGGTGATGAAGTTTGCCGCGGTACAGAGATTACCAGTGCCATTTCTCTTGTCTCCAGCACTCTTATTACACTAAGTAAATCCAACGCTACATTCATCTTCTCAAGCCACTTGCATGAACTAAAAGAAATCGAAGAGGTTAAAGCTCTGACAAATTTACGACTGTTTCATTTGAAAGTAGATATGGATACAAAAAATAACAGATTAGTGTTTGAAAGAAAATTAACCCCGGGAACAGGACCAAGTATTTATGGTGTCATGGTCGCTAAATACATGATCAACAATCCTGAGTTTATAAACACTGCAGAAATAATTAAGAATCGTTTGTTAAATATTGAAACGTTTGATTTTCCAACAAAACAATCTAAATGGAATGCTAAATTGATAGTTACAAAATGTGCTCTTTGTTCATATAAACCAACACAAATAAATCACAAAGAATTAGAAACGCATCACATTAACTTTCAAAAGAACTGTTGCAAAGATAATAAGATCATCGAAAAACCGCATCTCACAAAGAACGGGTTGTATAATTTAGTAATTTTATGTCGTCCTTGCCATGAAAAGGTGCATAAGGGACAGATTATAATCGATTCATACAAGTGCACAACTGATGGACCAAAACTCGTCTACACAAGTAACGAAAACGTAAAAAATGATATAGTTTGTTAAAGCAAAACAGACATATTTTCTTAACATAGAATATAGATAATGAGTTTAGGAATCCCAGAAAATATAGCAACTGTTATAAATCCATCAAATATGGATTCAAGAGTTAAAGAAACGTTAGATGCATGGCTAAAATACGGTACGGTTGCATTGATATTCCGATTAGGTACATATTACTTTTTGGATGATGAAAATGCAGAACTGTTTGATACAAATTCGTTAAAAATATTATTATTTATTCTAATTGGTTTCACTGTATACTACATGGTAATTAAACCGTACATACCAATAAATTTAGAACATCCAGTATTACAAAATGTAGCAAGTGATACTTTGATGTTTGGTACAGTACTTGTTTCATCGCATGTTTTAGATGTTGCATTTGGAGATGAGGAACTATTTAGTATGGAATGGTTGAATTCATCTGCAATTATTTTAGTAGCCTTTGCAGTTTATCAAGTGTTAGTTCATCCATTCGTACCAACTGACAAATTATCGCCACGAGTTCAACCAATAGTTGATGATTGGTTAAAATTTGGAGTGTTTTTGGTCGCCGCAAGATTTTTACAAGGCAGATCATTCAACCAAGAATGGATATTATCAGTGATATGTGTCTTGCTCGGATTCGCAGCGTATCATCTTGTTACTAAAAAATTAATTGAATAAGTTTAATAAAATTTATTCAATTTTATTCCAAAATAAATCCATGATGTTATTTCTACAACATACGTTATGATAACCACATCTACCAAACATGGTGAACAGGATTTGTAGCTTTTGTGAATTTGCAAGATTGGGATCCGCAGCAACCTTACCAAATTCGATAACAAATAGATCTAAGCTTACCTTTGATACATAATTGCATGATGGGCATGTAACATGATAGGACATCTTTGAAATGAACATCACCTAATTTATGTGATGATCTATCGAATCAAAAATCAATTTTTATTGTATTAGTTGAATAAATTTACTAAATCTATTCAATTAAGTGTTGATTACTTCATGATATGGAATCAATCCCAATATTCTTATTCTACAACATATCATTGTAAAACCATATTTATCTAATAATTTGGATGATTTTTCTTCTTTTTCTGTTTTGGAAAGAGAAGGATCATCTCGAATATTATTCAAATCTGCAAAATATTTATCTAAATTTTGGCTTATAAATCGACTACATGACGGACATTTTATGTAAAATAACATCTTTAGTTAGTATATTATATTATAAACAAGTTTTTATATATTGAATTTATTTATCAATTTTTTTATCAATCAATGTTATAATGGGTGATATTAGAACAACAACTTATCAAGCACAAGAGTTACAAAAATTAGTGGATTCAGATGAACAAGTTACTGATATTTATCGAGATTTGCCAGATCAATTTTGGAAATATGAAAACATGACATACAATCCGCTAGATTTTTTTACAAGTAGCGGTGAATTTAATCTTGCGCTGTTCAATAAGACTTATCGTGACGAACAACTAAAACGAATGAATTACTACAACGAAATCGAAAAGAAGAGGCTAGAAGAGTTAAATGCGTTGCAAATTAGTAATCCAGATTTGCTCGAATTATCTTTGGGTGATCATTTGATAAATCTCAAAAATACGCCATTCGAAATTGCAAAAGATCTACGCACACAACCTCTTAATTCAGAAATCCTATTAAAAGGCAATCGAATATTTTATCTCGGCATCTATTTGATAGGCATATTTGTTTTGTATCTAATAATAAATAATTTAGTAGATACAGCTAAAGAATTAGATTAAGCTTCTAATAATGCAATGACGGGTAAATGATCAGATGTTAATTTGGCAGTTATTGGTAGATATATTTGTGTAGGTGTAGCTTTGGTGTCGATTATATGATCAAAATGAATTTTTCTGCGAGGGGACATTCTGCTGAAAGTAGTAAATCGTGTTGGATTGAGATAAAATTTCTTACTCGACAAAACTATTCTTGTGTAGTCTTTATTGATAATATTATTAAAATCCCCTGCCATAATGATTCTAAAATCAGGCTTTACTTTTTTACTTTTTTCAACATGTTTTTCAAGCAACATTACTACTTTTAGCAAATGTCGCGTTAAATCAATAAAATTGTAATGGCCTGCATGAACATTTAGAAAGCAGATATTATCCTCAAAAAATAATGCGGACCAAGGTCTACCCGACTGAAATTGCCCGCTCACACTATCGACTAACGTATGCTTGATAGGATCCCAAAAAGATACCATATCTTCCGGTCCTGATTTGTGTGCCTTGAATTTCATGGTTTGCAACGTCGCAGATTGCTTAATCAATAACTTATAATTTGCAGATTCTTGTAGTCCTATAAAATCATATGGTCCATTGTTATCTATCATTGTTGCGATATTTTCGACACAATGCATATAATGTCTAGAATTTGATGGATCATTATTATTATTACAAAATGGCCAATCTGTCCTTCTTCCTGTCATTGATTCCCACGATATGTTATATGTCAATACTTTCATCTATATACAATTTTGAGATAATAAAATTTGTCACATATTTATCCCAAGATAACGAGATTCATTGCGTAATAATGGCAATTTTGGTAAATTTTTAATGTCGTTGTTATGCAAACTTATCATTTTTAAGTTAATAAGTTGAGTCATTGATTTAGGCAATTTGGTGAGGTAGTTATTATCCAAAAATAATAGTTCTAAATTATTAAGATAACCTATCGATTCAGGTAAATTTGCGATCAGGTTATCGTTCAAATACAATTTCTCAAGATTAGTAAGAGCTCCAATATGATATGTTATACGATTAATCTCGTTGTCGCGCAAGTTCAATATTCTTAAATTGACCATTTTTTTGATGAAAGATGGAATCCTTTTTATTTTATTTTTACGTAGATTTAGCACCTGTAAATCTAAAAAACTACTCAATTGTATCGGAATCGTCACAAATTCGTTGTTGCATAAATTTATTTTCGTTTTTTTTAAAAAAGAGGCATAAGGAATGTCAGTAATGTAATTATCTGATAGCGTTATTTTTTCTAATTTTGTCAATGTTGACATAGATTCTGGAAAATACCTAATACAATTACGCTTTAATAACAACTCGCGCAGATTTGTCAATTTGCTGATAGAAGCAGGAATTTTTTGAATATGATTATTTACTAGCGATAACGATCTAAGATTGTGTAGGTCACCAATAAATTTTGGAAGTATTTCGATTTGGTTGCTGTCAAGATTTAAGATTTGCAAAGAGGTTAGAAAGGCGAACGAAATAGGTAATACAGATATCTCATGATGATTAGCACATAATTTTTTTAGATAAAAGAATTTGATAAGAGGTATGTTTTCATATTTGTAATATATCGATCTAGGAGGAGCCAATTGTTTCCGTAATGAATCGACACAGTAAAATTTGTAATATATATCCCTTTGAGTTTCTATTTTTTCGGCAACATATTTTTGGTACAAATCATAATATTCGGCTAATAAATATCGTTCATATTTGATCTTGCATATTTCATAAAATAGTCTATTGACACCGGAACAAATATTAAGTTCTTTATCAGGCAAAAAAGCCGTAATAGTACTAACAATATCTTTGACATCCATTATAGTAAATCAATATTTATTATGATAGACTAAAAATCACATAATATTGTTTCTGCAAATGTCAATTATTTCGTTTTCGGACAGAAACATACATTCAACAATACATGTTTTAGAAGAACACGCATTTCTAGGCAAAGTTTTATACTTTAGATATTCCATACATTCGTCATAAGATATTTCATGATACCACGTCCTCCTATCTGTGATAGTTGGTGTGCATACTACTACAGGTCGGTTTTGAACATCATTTGTATCAATTTCTGGTTTCTTCGATTTGGATTTGGGATGCAATTGAAAAAATTTATCGTCCTCTTTCTTTTGCTTACTCATTTGTTGCTCATTATATGATATGATGAGCAATAAATTATTTTTTCAATTTTTTATTCATCCGACGTCGTATTTTTAAATTTAGCAAGATCATTCTTGGATAACATGAAGCACTCATGAATATTTAATTCATCACCACAATCATATTTAGGTACTAATTTACCGAAAAAGAAAAATTGTGGTCGACACATATCTCCTGGATCTGTAGAAATGATCCTGCCTGTAACTCTAGATTTACAAACAAGTATTGGGATATTTTTAGTGTTATCGGATTCCTTTTTATGAAGATTCATATTATATTAATCATTTTAATATAATATGAATAGAGAGTTTATTTATCAATTTTTTTCGATTGAAGCTGTTCTCGAGAATTCGAGGGAACACAGCAAAAAATCTTTGTATTCGGAATGAGATTAACCTGTTTGAGATGTTGATTAGTTTGTGATCCAAGTTGTCAAATCTACGTTGTTTTCAGGAGTTCCGATAGGGACACGACTATCACAATATTTCTACCTTACCAGTAAATCTATCACTTTTGAGAATTGCGTCTAATAACAGAACATAATAATTTTTGGTTAATAATATTATTAAATATCATTAACCACTGCATTTTATCTTGTCACGATTTATCATCTCCGTCCCAGAAATATAATCGCAGACGCCAAAAAAACAACTAATTGTGCATACAGTCAAAATAATATACATGATCATCCAATCAATTTTTTTATCGCTTATTGTCATGCAAATTAATAAAGATATAGTAGCGAATAATGCTATAGCGATAGTCGTACAACCCGATTTTATTTGGTTGTTCGCTATTATCATATCGTAATCTGACGGCCGAAGGATGTTAATGGCAAGTAGTTTGTCGACCATTTTACGAGTGGATGCGATATTTGTGGAATTGAGATTGTTGTGTAATTCTGTCAGTTCTTGCAGCGTGGTTTGCGAGAGAGATGAATTTGCTCGTGCAGATGCGATGTATTTTTGGACTCTTTCAACTGAATCATCCATTTGGAATAATATATACCAAAATAATATGGACTTTCGTACATGTCTATTTTTCAATTTTTATAAACTCGTTTTTACCATCTACGTTGTTACCCCGCAAATCCAAACGTTCCAATGACGTTGGAAATATTTTTTCATCAATATTAATATTTTGATTATTGTAGGTAAAAATAAGATCAGTGATAGATTTACACTTTTGTAAATAGTTTAGTATAGTTGGAAAAACACTATTGATTTTATCCATATTGCAGCGAGTTATTTCTAAAGATTTTATGGACTTGTATGGATGAAGAGGTAATGAATATGCTTCCCAGCGTTTATACATTTCAGAAATACAATGTAGTTGGGGTCTACGGGCGCATATTACATTTTCTATTTTTAGTTTTGTTATTTTTGACTGTATTGTTGCGTTAATGAACATAATAATCTCTAATTCCATGTTACATAGACAAACAGAAGTAACATTATTGGTTATGCATGGATTTATGATTTCGCGATACCAAGATATGCCTTTGCCCAAATGACATTTATTTAGCGTAAGATGAGTGATATTCTTAATTCGATGTGTATGCAAAATAAACAATCCATCACACTCGATATTTACAAATTCCAGGCTCGTTATTATTACATTCGATGGTATGGAATTGAATACTTTGATATCTTGAAATAATTTATGATCTTTCTCGTCATCATTTTGATATGTTATTTTTTTAAGATTTTTGCAATGTGAAAAGATGATTGCATTTATGATGAAATAATATTCGTCACAAACTTTGATGCTATCTAATTTGGAAATGTAAAGCTGAAAGATTTTATGGGCGAGAAAAAGGTTTTGTAAAGTTTGCGTACTATCAATATATTGCATGATAATATCAAATACGTCCGCATTGTGAACTAGGTCCATGTTGAATTATAATAGGATAAAAAAATTGAATAGTTTAATGTTTGGCATCCCCATTGAGAGAGATCGTATATAAACGTACGTATGGAGATTGTTGAGGAGATCGGTATTGATTTGCCATATATTGTTGCTATCCCAGTTTGTCTGTCAAACCTAGAGGATTTTGATATCGAATGCGATCTCAATCAATTGCCGACTCATCCATGTAATAATCTGTTGCATCAACGTGAAATTATGTATTCATTTTTGGGAAAAGACATGATAAAAAAACCAGAAATTAAAATAAGACCCGTGAAGCCACACGTGGACCGCCAATCAGTAATGGAACTCGAACAAATCAGAAAAAACAGTAGAGCAGATATAATTGATCTTGAAAAAGATGATATCTTATGTGGTAAGCCTACACGCCGAGGGACGCCGTGCATCCGCCGTCGTATTAATTGTCGATATCATAATTCGCACGATGAAGAAATTTGTGGCAGACCCACCAATCGAGGAACACCATGTATTCATCTTCGTGCTAATTGCCGATATCATGATAATTCTGAAAAGTCACACGAACGAATCAGAAAAATCAATAGATCAGTTCTGATTAATTTTGAAAAAGCCAGCGAGGAATGGCGGAAAAATAAAGTCAAGATCGGACAAAACATGCATTATTTGTGTGGCAAGCCTACTCAACGTGGGACACCATGCTGTCGTCTCCGCGATTGTTGCCGATACCATGATAATTCTGAACAATGATAATATCTTTATTCAGAATTAATAAAAAGAGAACGTCGTAGCTTTTCTATCGTTGTTATACTGTTCATATATGCCCATAGAATAATAATTAACCGCATACGGACCATATTCCTGATAGTATATCGTCGAATTATTAATTTGCGAACATTGTGGTTGCATAATAATCAAATTATAGAATTACCGGAAATAATAGGACATTTGTTAATTTGCAAATATTATGGTTGTATTACGATCAAATAACAGAATTACCAGAAACAATAGAACAACTTATTAATTGTAAGATCATACAATAAAAAATTGAATTTTTTATCGTAAGACAAATATTCTATTAAGAAAGGGCAAAATGGACCAACGTGATATAGTATACCAAATATTCAATGAATTATCGTTGAACGATATTGTGAGATGTTCAACTGTTAATAGACTTATAAATCATATATGCGACTTACAATATGCGAGATTAATAAATAACTATGAGAACATCCTAGTGAACCTTTTTTATAAAAGCTCATACAAACAAATGTATGTAGATTGTTATGAATTAGAAGGTTTTATAAAAAAATATATAGACCTTAGTTTATTCAATTTTTTTTTTGCGGACGTATTAGATATTCAATTGAGAAATATTATTAAATTGCCAAAAATGATAGGACAACTTGTTAATTTGCAAAAAATATGGTTGCATAATGATAAGATTACAAAATTACCAGAAACAATAGGACAACTTAGTAATTTGCAAATTTTATCATTGTGTCGTAATCAAATTACAAAATTACCAGAAACGATAGGACAACTTGTTAATTTGAAACAATTATCGTTGTCTGATAACCAAATTACAAAATTACCAGAAACAATAGGACAACTCGTTAATTTGCAAAAATTATGGTTGTATAGGAATCAAATTACCGAATTACCGGAAACAATAGGACAACTTGTTAATTTGCGATACTTATCGTTGTCTGATAATAAAATTACAGAATTACCAGAAACAATAGGACAACTTAGTAATTTGCAAGAATTATCGTTGCATAATAATAAAATTACAGAATTACCGGAAACAATAGGACAACTTAGGAATTTGCGACACTTATCGTTGTCCCATAATAAAATTACAAATTTACCGGAAATAGGACAACTTAGTAATTTGCAAGAATTATGGTTGGATAATAATCAAATAACGGAATTACCAGAAACAGTAGGACAACTTAGTAATTTGCAAAAATTACAGTTGTCCAATAATCAAATTACAGAATTGCCAGAAATAATAGGACAACTCATTAATTGTAAGATCATACAATAAAAAATTGAATTTTTTATCGTAAGACAAATATTCTATTAAGAAAGAACAAAATGGACCAAAGTGATATAGTATACGAAATATTCAACGAATTATCATTAAACGATATTGTAAGATGTTCGACGGTTAATAAACTTATAAATCATATATGCGATTTACAATATGGGAGATTTATAAACGACTATGAGAACATCCCGGCAAATTTTTTTTACAAAAACTCATACAAACAAATGTATGTAGTTTGTTATGAATTAGAACGGTTTGTTAATAAATATTCTAATCTTAATTTATTCAATTTTTTTTCTGCGAACAAATTAATTCTTGATCATAAGAGTATTAATAAGTTACCAGGAACAATAGGACAACTTAGTAATTTGCAAGAATTATCGTTGTTTAATAATCAAATTATAGAATTACCAGAACCAATAGGACAACTTAGTAATTTGCGACACTTATCGTTGTCTAATAATAAAATTACAAAATTACCGGAAGCAATAGGACAACTTAGCAATTTGCAAGAATTAGGGTTAGATAACAATAAAATAACAGAATTACCAGAAACAATAGGACAACTTAGTAATTTACGATACTTAAAGTTGTTTAATAATCAAATTACAAAATTACCGAAAACAATAGGACAACTTAGTAATTTGCAATTTTTATCATTGTGTTATAATAAAAATTACAGAATTACCAGAAACAATAGGACAACTTAGTAATTTGCGGCACTTATCGTTGTCCCATAATAAAATTACAAATTTACCGGAAACAATAGGACAACTTGTTAATTTGCAAGAATTATATTTGTCTAATAATCAAATTACAAAATTACCAGAAACAATAGGAC